AAGACTATAATATAGCAGTAAAACCAAAAACAATTAAAGACTTTCTAAAATGAGTAAAAAGAATAAAGAAGAAGTAGATAGCGGCAAAATCACTACGTCTCAAGACCAACTAAAAAGTTTCTTGAAGAACAACAAAGAGTCTCATTATAATTTCGAACCAAGTATAGATTATAAGGTATCAAGTGGCAGTTTGTTGCTTGATTACTTTTTATCTGGTGGACTTGGAACTGGTCTTCATCGATTCTGCGGAATCAATGAAGGTGGCAAGACAAGTTGCGCTCTTCAATTCATGAAGAACTTCTTGGATCAACCTAAGAAGCGTAAAGGCTTTTATATCAAAGCTGAAGGTCGATTGAGCAAAGAAATGATTGAGCGATCTGGAGTTAAGTTCGTATTCAATGAAGATGAATGGGTTGATGGAACTTGTTTCGTATTCGAATCTAATATTCATGAAACAGTGTTCGACGCAATGCGCGAACTAGTAGGTAAGAACGATGAAAAGATTCAATACTTCTTCCTCCTCGACTCTGTTGATGGATTGATTCGCAAGGGTGATCTTGATAAAACTTTTGAAGAATCTCAAAAGGTGGCTGGTGGAGCAGTTATTGCCGCCGATCTAATGAAGCGTATTTCTATCGCACTACAAAAGCGTGGTCATATCGCAGTATTTATTTCTCAAGTTCGCGCTGATATCAAGCTTGATCCATACAGCAAAGCTCCAATTCGCCAAACCACTGCTACAGGCGGCAACGCTTTGTTGCATTTTGCAAACTGGATTTTTGAATTCGACGCTCGTTTCAAGGGCGATCTGATTCTTGAAGACCCCAACGCTTCTTACGATGAACAAAAGAATCCTTATCTTGGACATTTTGTTAAGATTGTGGTCAAGAAGTCACCCAACGAGAGAACTAATTGCACGATTCGATATCCTATTAAATATGGAAGAAAGAACGGTACTTCCAATTGGGTAGAGAAAGAGATCTTTGATTTTCTAACAATGTGGGAAATTGCGATTAAGAAAGGAGCTTGGATTAGCTTTGATGAAGAGTTTCTAAACACTTTGAAAGAAGCTGGTTTCACAGACTTTCCTTCTCAGATTCAAGGAGCCGCTAAGTTCGAACAAATTGTAAACGATAATGAAAAGCTCAAGAATTTCTTTTTCAAGTACATCAGTGAAAATCTATTAAATTTTGGCGATGGAATTTCTATCTCTGAGTAATAAAAAAAGACGCTGCAAGAATGCTCGCAATTATTTAATTGATTGGGGAGCGCATAGTCGCAGTAAATTTCAAGCTGAAGTTAAGAAATTTCTACGAAACTATTGGCAGCATAATATTGTGTTTGAAGAGTTTCCTATTGTTGGTACTCGTCTTACCTTGGATTTTTATAATGCTAACAAAAAAATAGCTATAGAAGTCCAAGGTAGGCAACACACTGGTTTCGTTAAATTCTTCCACGAAAACAGAATGAACTTTCTTCATCAGCTTAATAGAGATAAGAAAAAAGAACGTTTTTGTGAACTTAACGAAATTACACTTGTAACTATATTTGAAAATGATATAATAAATAAAGACCTTTTCGAGAGTCAAGGTGTAATATTATAACATGAAGAAGGATTCACAATCAGAGAGTTTTAAACAATTTAAAATTCCTGAAAACTATTTTAATAAACTGTACGAGTTTACTGGTTCCGATGAATCCTCTAAAGGATTTATAGTCGCTTACGTCTCTCAAGATGGATGTCCAATGATTTATACGAAAGTTGCCAACCCAATCGTAGAAATGGGACTCGTCAAAGCTTTGGAAAAATATTTAAACGAAGTCAACAACGAGCAAAATTCCATTGACATGAGCGACGAGCCATGATAACGTGCGGTTGGAATGATTTATTCGTATGATTTAGAGACTCAGTTGCTTGCTGGACTGATTAAATATCCAGAAAGATACGCTGATGTCGCGTCTTTCATAACTGAGAAAGATTTCTGGAGTGAAAGCTCCAAGATAAATAGAACTATTTTTTGCGTACTTCGTCAAGCCATAGATAATGGTGAAAAAATTGACGATGTAGTTATCTCTCAAAGAGTAAAGAATTTTGGAGTAACTTTTGAAGACAATATCAATCCGTCGGATTATATTGAATCATTGTCTCTCAAAAAGCTTTCTCCAGAATCTATAATTAGCGTTGCTAAAGAATTAAAGAAATACACCATTCGTCGAGAAATCGCGATGTGTGGCGCAGAAATCAACAAGAAGATGAAGTCTATATCTCCATCTTCTGATTACAATGTCATTATTGAAACTGCTGATAAACTTTATAATGATCAAATTAATTTGTACGAAACTGGAGCAGATCAGCCTGAAAATATTTTCGATGAAATGGAAGCTCTTATTGAAGAGCGCGGAAATAATCCAGTTACTGAATTTGGATTTGTCGGTCCTTATCCGAAGACTCAGGATATGTATGGTTCCCTTTTGAGACCGGGAAATATTACAGTCATTGTTGCTCGCTCTGGCGTAGGCAAAACTCAACTGTGTTTAGATTTTACAACTAAAGTATCTGAACAATATAAAGTTCCAGTTCTTCATTTCGATAATGGAGAAATGAGTAAAGAAGAACTAATCTTTAGACAGTGCGCTGCTTTATCTAAAGTTCCAATGTATCTTCTTGAAAGCGGTAACTGGCGTAAAGCTGGTCCAGAAGTTGTTGATAACGTGAGATTGGTTTGGCGATCTCTGAAAGAAAGATACAAGCATCTTTATTATTATAATGTTGGCGGAATGAGCGTTGATGCTCAAATAAGCGTATTGAAGCGTTTTTATTATTCAAAAATTGGTCGAGGTAATCCTCTTATTTTCAGCTTCGATTATATTAAAACAACAAGCGAAAACAGCGGTAACAAAAATGAATGGCAGCTTGTTGGCGAAATGGTCGATAAATATAAGCGTTGTATTCAAAGAGATATTAAGAGCGACAAAGGTCCATGTATTTCAATGATGACTTCAGTTCAGTCTAATCGCGCAGGTATTGTAACAAATAAGAGCGCGGCTAACGTAACTGATGATGAAAGCATTGTCTCCCTGTCAGATCGAATCACTCAGTTTTCATCTCATATGTTTATTCTTCGTCAGAAAACATTTGATGAATTACAGAATGAAGCTGGTTACGGCACTCATAAATTGATTAATATTAAAGCCCGTCATTTGGGTAAAGATATTGCTGGAGCTATTAATCCAGTAAAACTTCCCGATGGAAGCCTTAAAAAGAATTTTATTAACCTAGAAATTGCTAATTTCTGTGTCACTGAAAAAGGTGATTATAGAGATATCGTCGATTCTCTAAGCGCAACCGCAACTGTAGCTAAAGATAACGATGACGACGTACCTAACCTCGATTAATAATCAAGCAGAACTCATTGAGAAAACTTTAATCGATCTTGGGTATCAACTCTCAGATCGTGGCAAGTATTGGCAATGTAACGCTGTTTATCGTGATGGAGATAATAGAACCGCTCTACAAATTTGGAAAGACACTGGAATTTGGAAAGATTTCGTAGCAAACACTTCTTATCAACCCTTTAAAAGACTTCTTGAGCTTTCTTGCAAAGATGATTCTCAGATAGAAGAAATCTTGCATTCAATTAAGAATAATAATGATCCTTGTATAGAATCAATCAGAACACCTAAAATGGAATCAGATCAATTTTTCGACCACGATGAAGTAAAGACCTTGCTTCCTCATTATGATTTTTATAATAAGAAAGGCATTAGTTCTGAAATTCTGGAGATTTATCGATCTGGTTTTTCAATGTCTGGAAAAATGAATGGTCGTTTCGTGTTTCCAATATTTGATGAAAATAAAAAAGTAATTGGAATTAGCGGCAGACATTTGCTTTGGAAACCAAATGCTGCTGCCCCAAAGTGGAAACACATTGGTAGAAAAGGCAACTGGATATATCCAATCAATCTACAATCTGAAGATGATAATATATTTAAAAAGACTATTGAAGAAAAACGCTCAATCATTCTTGTAGAAGGTATTGGCGATAGTCTCGCATTATCTCAACAAGGATATTATAATCATCTTGTAGTATTTGGTTTGGAAATAAGTTCTAAACAGTTATCTTATTTAATGTCTTTGTCTGTAGACGAAGTTGTCGTTTCTACGAACAATGACGCTGATAAAACTGACAATCGTGGACTTCAAGCAGCTATAAAGATATTCCTTAAGCTTATTAAATATATTGATATTGATAAGGTTAAGATTAAACTTCCTATCTGCAAAGACTTTGGCGAAATGCTAGAGAAAGGCATCTCAATGGAAAGATGGGAGAATAAGAAGCGAGATAGAATAACTCAAGTAGAATACATTCTTGATTATGTATATAATAACGATAAGGATAAGAAAACTATTTCTATCCTTA